TCGTGAGGCAGATACACATCATAAAGACTTTTGGGGTGAGTTATTGAAAAATGAAAAGTTTAAGGAATTTATACAACAGAAGTATTCAATTGCTTATGGAAGTATTATGGGCGATATCGAATCTGTTCAGAAAGAAACCGAAGATGCTTGAAGAAGGCAAAGATTTCGTCTTCATCAATTTCAAAGATACCGACATAACTGGTCTTCAAATTATTGCTGGTGAATATACTGGTGTAGTTTATCATTATCACCAGGCAAAGATAGTTGAAGAAGGCGCACTTGCTCGATTGAAATTTGGTTTCACAATCGTTCATCCAGGTAAACACGACATTGACCTCTTGCAAAACGATGAGAAATTTGTTACAATTATGGGTGACATACTTACACAAATACTAATGAACAAAGCGAAAGCAGATGAACAGATTAGAACAGACGATTCTGAAGAATTTAATTTACAATGAGGCATTTACCCGAAAAGTAATTCCTTTCATTCGTGCTGATTATTTTTCAGATGATACTGAGAGAGTAGTTTTCAAAGAAGTCTTTGACTTCACCAACAAATACAAGAATCTTCCTTCACACGAAGCACTTGTAATCAATCTAACGGAAAGTAAAACGCTGACTGAGCCACAAGTTCAGTCAGCGGTTCGTTTGCTTTCTGAAATCAAAGAAACAAAAGATGACAAAGTAGAGTTGGCATGGTTGACAGAGCAGACTGAAAAGTTTTGCCAAGACCGTGCAATCTATAATGCCATTATGGAGTCTGTTGGTATTCTAGATGACAAGAAAACAACAAGAAGTAAAGGTGAGATTCCAAAGTTATTAAGTGATGCACTTGGCGTTTCGTTTGACAGTAATGTTGGTCACGATTACATTAATGATTATGACAATCGTTATGACTTTTATCACCGAGTAGAATCTCGCATTAAATTTGACCTTGATATCTTCAATAAGATTACAAAAGGTGGTCTACCAGTTAAGACTTTGAATATCGCTCTTGCAGGCACCGGCGTGGGTAAATCTTTGTTTATGTGTCATGTGGCCGCCGGTTGCCTATCGCAAGGGCAAAATGTGTTGTATATTACACTAGAAATGGCAGAAGAAAAGATTGCAGAACGAATCGATGCAAACCTGCTAAATATCGATATCAATGAATTACACACCATTTCAAAAGATGACTATGAGAAAAAGTTTGAAGCACTTAGAGCAAAGACACATGGCAAACTTATCATCAAAGAATATCCTACTGCCGGTGCATCAACATTACATTTTCGTGCATTGCTGAATGAGTTGGCTTTGAAAAAGAGTTTCAAACCTGATATCATCTTCGTTGACTATCTAAACATTTGTGCTTCTGCTCGAATCAAACCTGGTGGCAATGTGAACAGTTATACTTACATCAAATCGATTGCCGAAGAACTTCGTGGTCTTGCTGTCGAGAATAATCTACCAATCGTTTCTGCAACACAAACAACAAGAAGTGGATTTACAAATTCTGATCCTGGTCTAGAAGACACTTCAGAATCTTTTGGTCTACCTGCAACTGCTGACTTTATGTTTGCACTTGTATCAAATGAAGACTTGCAAAATCTAAATCAAATACTTGTCAAACAATTGAAGAATCGTTACTCAGACCCAAATCATTTCAAACGATTCGTTCTTGGTGTTGACCGTGCAAAGATGCGTTTGTATGATGTTGAAGATTCTGCACAACAAGGTATAGTTGATTCTGGCCAAGATGATCCTCCAATCAATACTTTTGGTAATCGTGAACGAAAATTCAATAAGAACTTTGACGGATTGAAAGTATGACACTCTACGATTATCTGATTTCACATCGCAATGAAGATGGCATTCCAATTCTAAGCAAAACAGAATGGGACTATATCAATGCCAATCACTCAAAAGAAGATATCATTGCTGAACTCATTCGTCTAATTGAAACGACACGACCACCTTGTCCGTTGCGTAAAATTCATCCTGATGCTGCACAACATTCGTTTTGGTCTTTGACCTTTGCAGATTTGAAGAATGCCTTTCTTTCATATGAAGAAAGTAAAGATAGAGTAATTGAAAAGTTTGAAGACTATGGCAGAAATTACAAAGACCATGGCCTTGGTATCATTCAAATGGGTTCGCAATACAATGATGTAAGTAACTTCTTTCATCAAGATTTAAGATACAATTGTGATGCCTGGGGTTACAAGTCACCAATTTATCGTTGGAATCATTCTGATAATTTGCGAAATGTCTTCTTGGCACTCTGGCGCCTTGGCAATGACCAATTGTCAGTCGATTCTTATATCATGGCATTTCGTTTGAGTGCTTATATTGCCACTCAGTTCAAACCACAAGTTGCAAAGTTTCTCTATCAAATCACAAACGCAAAAACTGTATTTGATTCGTCTTGTGGATGGGGTGACAGACTTGCAGGCTTTTATTGTTCAAATGCAGAAGAATATTATGGCACAGACCCAAATGACCAAACATATGAGAGATACTTTCAACAATGTCTCGCATACGAAAAGTTTCTCGGTAGTGATGTAACAACAGAAAAGAATGAAGACTATTTTATCGTGCAAGGTAAAAAGAGAGTAGAGATTCATCGTAAACCAGCAGAAGATTTTGACTATACGATTCTGCCGCCAATTGATTGTGCGTTTACTTCACCGCCATACTTTGCAACAGAAAAATACAATACAGATGGTAAACATGCAGACGAACAATCATGGGCAAGATATACAACCTATGAACAATGGCGAGATGGTTTTTATCTGCCAGTCAATCGTAAAACATTTGAATCTCTAAGTGAGAATGGCTATCAGTTTGTCAATATTATGGATCCAAAGATTAAGACAAAGAGATACTATGCCTCTGATGATTTGATTGATGACTTGACTGCTAATGGCGCTCACTTCTGTGGGCAGATGGGAATGCGTATTATGCAACGACCAAAGAACATTCCCAAAGAACAACTTGACGAGTTTATGAATAAGATTTACATTGAACCCGTATGGTGTTTCAGTAAAAAAGCAGGGCCATTTGCGCTCGTTGATGACTATATGAACAGAGGTGCTCTAGATAGTTTCTTCGCATAAATAGAAGATATTCTAAGAGGGTTTTATGAAAAACTTTTTGTCCTTTCTTTTGGAATCTGAAGAAGAAACTCAGACTCACGAATTAGAGCATCCAGTAAAAGGTAAATACACCTTACATCGTAAGGGAGACTATCATTATGCTAAAAATAAGTATGGTGAAGTTTCACATACCTTTTATAAAGCTGATACCGACCATGTGATTGGTAGATTGAAACATGAACACGATATACACCATAGTTCTAACCCAGGTAAAGTTGAAGAATCTTTTTTAGAAGAAATGTCGGCATCTTCTGTCAACATTCATCGTGGTGCTTTCAATGAAGCCATGTTTGCTTATCATGCAAATGGTCGTAAATGGATAGATGATGCACACAAACAGGCTGCATTTCATCATAAAGAAGAATTAGATAAGTATGATCCACTAGAAGCAAAAAGACAAAACGATAGGGCTCAAGCACAAGTTCAATCTTTTACTGAACATGCAAAAGCAAATGGTTATTCAAAAGTTAAAGCTGTTCATCTAACTGCAAAACCAGGCGATATAGAAAAACATACAGGAATAAAAGCAACACAACAAGAAAATCCATCTGATGTTGTTGTTCACTTTCACAATAAACCTAAAACTGCTGAACATGGATATTTTGGGGTGTCTTTGAAATCTTCATCTGCTAAAAAAATAGGTTTTCATAATGGTGGTGCAGGGTCAGTAGGTAAATCTTTAGGCATTGATTTGGAAAGTGATATAAGAAAACACCAATCAGATTTCGTTAAAAAGAAAAAATTACCAACAGTTATGAAACAAGCCGCAGCAAAGGTTGCTGGTGTAAAAGAAACGCCTACTTACAGAAACAATCCTGCGTATAAAGAAGCACTTGAACATGCGACAATGATTAATACAAAAGTTCGTGATAAATTACATCAGCACTATTCTACAATGAAAAGTAATGATTTGAAAGAACACATGTTAAAAACTTACATTAAAGCAAGCACATCTCATGCTTTGCCATATGTTAAAACTCACGGTACTGGTGGTTATGATAAACAGGCTTCTGCTCATACCGAAGATCCTTCTGACAACGAAACATATCATGCTTTGCGTGATGCAAAAAAAGTGCATGTCGAAAAAAGTGCAGGTTCACTATTAAGTGTTCATGCTGATGGTAAAAGAATGTTTGGTATACAAGTCAAACATAATAACGGTCCTTTGACTCCAATTAAAATTTTGGCACAACCATAAATGGCACAAGAAGGTTTTCAATATGAAAATAATGCTTACAAAGCATTAGAAAAATATAACATATCAACTGGTGGTGTTGCTGGTGCATCACATGATAAACCAGACCTAACTATTCAAGCAAAAGGTAAAAGGCCAACTGGTTGTGAATTGAAAAATTCTCCTACTGCTGCAGGTTCTTTGGTTATGAAATATATTGATGGCAAGTGGCAATTTGGTGAATATAAAGGAGAAGCGGAAAAAGAATTTCTCTTTTCAATTGCAAAGAAAGCAAATTTACTAAAAGAAATGAATACAAGTGGCACGGCAGGAAAAAATTGGCGTGGTAAAATCCCACATTTACAAAACGATAAGCAAGGTAAAAAAGTAATTATTGGTGCTAAAACTAAACAAACTGCTTACGCCAATGATATAAAGAAATTTGGTGGTCAAAATGAAGTTCACATTGATATACCAGCTAAAGTTATATGTGACTACTATATCACAAAAAAATGTTCTTACATAAATGTAGGCACACACGGATTTTTTACATTAAATGGTAAAGACGATTTAGGATTAAATAAAAAATTAAAAACAAATGAATTAGAAACAATACCTGATTTTGCAAAATCAGCAAGCGCAAAAATCAGAGTCCGTGTTCAAAGTAAAGGTGGAGGTGACTATCAATTTGTTATGACTTTGCAATTTGGTTCAGTAAAAAAATCTCCATATAACATTGCGCCACTTAAAAGTGGTTCTTCTTCAATGATTGATGTGGCAGCACTTAAAAAAGACCCATTACTAATAGCGTTTCAATAATGAATTTCACAGAATTTTTAACAGAAGGTAAAGAAGGTGCCAATCTTCACCTCGAGCATATCGAAGATGAGGTACTAAATCGAGGAGTTGTTGGTGCTCGTGGTGCAATCAACTTTCTTCAATCATTGCGTGACATGTTGGCAGGCAACGCATCTTCTAAAGTAAACATTACAACAAAATGGGATGGTGCACCAGCAGTATTTGCAGGTATTAATCCAGAGAACGGTAAATTCTTTGTTGGCACTAAAGGCGTATTCAATGTCAATCCAAAATTAAATTATACTGAAGATGACATTGACCGCAATCATTCGGCAGAAGGTCTGAATAAAAAATTAAAAGTCGCACTACGATATCTACCAAAGTTAGGCATCAAAGGTATTCTACAAGGCGACATGATGTTTACCAAAGGTGATTTGAAAAGAGAAACAATTGATGGTGAAGAATACATTGTATTTCAACCAAACACAATCGTCTATGCAGTACCAGTAAACACTAAACTTGCACAAATGATGTTGGCCGCACATGTTGGTGTTGTGTTTCATACATCATATACTGGCAAGACAATGCAAGATATGAAGGCTTCGTTTAATATTGACATTGGCAATCTAACTCATACAAAAGATATTTGGTTTCGTGATGCGTCTTTTACTGATGCATCTGGTTCTGCAACATTTACTGAACAAGAAACAAAAGCAATTACGACAATTCTTTCTGCGGCAGGTAGAACATTTCAAACTATACCGTCTTTAGTATTGAATCGTATATCTGCAAGTGATACAATACTCACTTACATTAAGACATTCAACAATCAAAAAGTTCGTGAAGGTAAAAAGATTACTGATACGAGAGCACATACATTAGAATTGATTCGTTGGGTCGAAGCAAAGTTAAACAAAGATATTGCCGATGCAAAGAAAGAAGATACAAAGAAGAAACGAATCGCAGAGAAAACAGAAATCATGCGTTTCT